GATAACTCGGCATCGACTTAACATAATGGACGTTGTACGAAGTAGACGCACGTTTACATCAGGGTTAACCCTGATGCGTCTGCGTCAGGCGCGTGCGCGTAATTAGCAACAATTTCCGCTGTAGTCGCACAAACCCCCCAATGATTACCATCATCCAAGTCACGAATCAACCGTTTTGGACTCAACATCCACCACATTGCTTTCATCTTTAAGCACGCGCTGCTTTGCTTCTTTAAGCGCATCCATCACACTGATGCGGTTGTCTGTCACTGCGACATCAATGCGATCACCGTACATCTTGGGCTTGAGTTTGGATGCAATCCACTTACGTGCATCCACTTGCATTCGTTTGCGTTGTACCCAAGCTGAGGCCATTGGGCCTTCGAGATGCTCTGGCATTTCCTCGTCAGCCAGTTCCAAAATCTCTTCAGCCAATCGATCTGCTCTGTCCTCGATGGCGTTCTCGTACATGGTGCGGAACTCTGGGCTTTTCTTGATCATCAGCATGACGGCATAGTACGAAGGCATGTTGTCGGCCTTCAATGCCGTGCTGAGGCTTTTGCCCATTGACATCTGCTCGGTCATTATTTGCCAGCATGGATGATCAATCCCAAACACTGTAGGCCGACCACGGCCACGTTTTTCAACCACTTCGGTGGTTGCCAAGTTCTGAGTCACTTGTAAGCTCCTAAAAAATACGGGTACTCACACCGATCTGGTGCTTTCCCCAAAAATGCGGCAACTGCATTTGCACGCACCATCATGCTATCACCTCAATCTCAACCTTGTAAGTTTTAACCCCACCGGATCTCTGCCTGTACTCCCATTCCACCAGTTTGCTCCCATCATCCACGCCAAGCCAGTCAGCCACCCCATCACGCACGGCCTTGAAACCAGATTGCAGATTATCCCCATCCAACGCCCTTGGAGCCACCCTAGTGAGCACAACCATGCAAGGTGGGGGAGGAGGTGCGGCAACACTCGCCAGCGCGTTAAACGCCTTCTGGCGCTGACTTTTCACCAGTTTCGCCTTTACCGCCCAGTGCATCCTCATGTTTGCCATGCTGACCACCTTCATGTCCATTTCCACCTCAATCATAATTTTTCCTATTTTTTCTATTTTTACAATTTTTACAACTATTTCCCTTCAACCCCCATCAATTCCCGCCTAACCGTCCGTTTTGACAATCCGGACATTTAGCGTCCGGATCCGGATGGGTATATATACCCAATCCGGACGGACGGACGCATAAATTGATGTCGAGGCCGGACGGATCCGGACGCTTCCGGACGATCCGGACGCTTGAATCCGGACGCTTGTCCGGATCGTCCGTCCGTCCGTTATTCGGCACTTCCGGACGCTTCCGGACGCTTTTAATCAAAACATGGCCTCTTGTTTTGGCAAGTCAGCCGCACTGGTGCCATTGAATCCAAACATATCAAACGTCCTTTGCGCGTCCTCTATGCGCTTGCAAGCAATCTCAAAGTACTTGGGTTCACGCTCAATGCCTATGAACTTGCGCCCCATCTGGACGGCAGCCACGCCAGTTGTGCCGCTTCCCATAAAAGGATCAAGAATGGTTTTTGCATTAGGGACAAAATTTATGCACCACGCCATTAAATCAACGGGCTTTTGCGTTGGATGGTTTTTTTCAATTTGGTTATGCTGGTGAATTGAGAACCTGAACACTTTGGCGGGAATTTTAATGTTTGTGTAGGCAAGTTCAGCACTTGCAAAGTTGCTGACTGTCTGTTGTTTGTCCCAAACCAAAAAATACTCACTAGTTGGCAACTCAAAATTGTTAGCACCCCAAACAATTGAATGTTCACCTTTTGAAAGCAGTAAATCAAAAAATGCTTTTTCTGGAGCCTTGTCCCAAGCAATACCGTTTTTGTATTCGCCTGTTTTGTCAAACCGCAAAGAGCCTTTTTCAAATCGTTTTATTCCATAGGGCGGATCAGTAATCACCGCATCCACCTTGCCCAAAGTCGGCAAAATGTCCATGCAGTCACCCATGTACAAAGTGGCGTTCCCAATTTCTACTTTCATATTTCGCCCTCTTTTTTCTGGCTCTTATACCCACCACTGACCTCAACGGCCATGCCCTTGCTAATCAGTGCATTGGCCGCATCCCAAAACCTATTGCGTGCCACGCCGTGCTCTTTCATGGCTTCCCGCCATTCGTCTGATGTGATGGCATGTGTCTGGTGTTCTTTCAATCGCTGGACCTCAAGTAGCACCAAGCACTCCATTGCCTTGCGTTGGTTTGGCGAGAGGTAGGTTTTCTTTTGCACACTGCTGACCAACCCCGAGATGTCCACGGTGGTGAGGTACGCGCCCTTGACCGCAACGCCGTGCTTGTCAAATATGGGCAGATCTACTTGGGTGATCTGGAAGTTCTTCGCCACTGGCATTTCTGCGTCCTTCATCTTCTTGGACTCAAACTGGATGGTCTTCGACCCGCTATCCAACTGGCACTTGTACTCTGCATCCAGTGCGCCCTTCAATGCTGTACTGCCCCTGCTTCTATCCTTATCTGCCGCCCCGCTGTGGTGAACAACTAAGACGCAGCACTTGTAACTTTGCCTCAAATAGGTGTCTAGGTGCTGGATAAACGAATTCATGTCTTGGGTTGAATTCTCATCCCCGCCCATATTCCGAGCCAAGGTGTCAATTACGATCATGGATGGCACATGCCCACACTCTGCGCTCAAGGTCTTAATGGAATCAGCCACCAGCGCCGCCTCTGTCGCGTCATACAGTTGCGCTGCCCTGTGGCTCTTGAACAGTGGTGCGCCGTTTAGGGTTGCACCGTTGCCCAGCTCCCACGCCTTAAAGCGCCGAGCCAAACCGTTGTGGCCCTCGCCAGCGATGTAGAACACTGCCCCCTGCTGGACCTGATGGCCGTGCCAGTCTTTGCCGGTTGCCACGCAGCAGGCTAAGTCAATGGACACAAATGACTTGCCCCCGCCTGGATCACCGAACACTTGGGCCAGTGAGTCAGACTCAATGTAATCATCCACGATCCACTTGATCTCGCTCAACTGAAGTGAATCTGCCCGAGTGAACTCAAACGCCAGTTTATCCCGCATTGGGCCGGCCACCCTCTCAATCTGGTCCTTGACTGCATCTAACCCCTGCAAGCAGTGCAGGTCGTTCCAGTCCGTTGGCTTGTTGTCCACCATATCAGCATCCCCAAATGATGGGTACACAATCTCACCAAACACCAAGGCCGCGGCAGCACGGCCCTTGGTCACGCCGGGGTTACCCTCTGTGAACTGGTCATTGTCAGCGCCAATCACAATCTTTGAGCCTGGGAACATCTCCTTTGCTGCCTTGGCTACCTTGGCTAAGTTGCCACAGTCAAACGCCACAAGCACCGTGTAATCTGTTGCCTCATGGATTGACGCGCATGTGGCAAAACCCTCACCCACAAACACAATCTTGCGATTACCCCGCAACTCATAGAACCCGCCCTCAATCTTGCCGCCTTTGAGGAACCGTTTGTTGCCCTCTGCGTCAATCGTTTGGTATGACAACACCTCACCAGACTGGTTGACCACAGGCACCACCAGTCTGCCTGCCCTGTCAATCTTGACCCCATGTGCGCTGATGTGCTTGCGAACCAAATAGGGGTGATCATCACTGGCATCAGCATAAGTGCCGACCTCATCCTCTGCTCTTTCTGCTGCCACTGCCTGAGATGCCAGTCTCTCAGCATCCTTCTTGGCTTTTAGGTCAGCCACCCACTTATCATGCTCAAACCTCTCGGTGAATGACATGGTGCGCCCAATGTCTGCTACCCACTTTGATTCAAACGTAGGCTCTTTCCAGCACCCTGCAATGCCCACTGGCACCTTGCCACTCAGGTGCAAGATGTACCACCCGTCTAACGCACCCTTCTTGGACGACACATGAGCCACCCGGTGGATCTCACCATCAGCAATCAGGTCTTTGATCAACAACCCAGATGCCTCACAGTGAGCGCGAAAGCCAGCTTCAGGATTGATCAGGTCTTGCGACTCCGTAGCTGCCGCAAAGCCATTAGGGAAGATGGTTGATAGGGATGTCATTTGTTTATTTCCTGTTGAATTCTATGGCCGATCCATGCAACCACAGGCACAGCCCAGCTATTGCCCAAGGCTTTGTACCGAGGGCCATCTGGTGACTCATCTTTCTTGCGCCAAGGGATGTTGGTGTACCCATCGGGGAAGCCTTGCAGGCGTTCGCACTCAACCGGGGTCAGGCGGCGCACGGCCATTGCTTGAGGAACGGTCATAACGGCAGGGCGGTTTGCGTGACCACTCATTCCCATGTTGGCATCAAGCGTCCCAGCCACTGTGTCCTCCATCCAGTAGCCAAGGCCGCTCTCTCGCATGGCGACAATAGGCTGCGCCACTGCATGATGATTAGCTTTAGTAAGTGTAAACATTGGATCACCAACTTCACCGTATCCTCGCCCAATACGGTTTGCTCTACCATCATCTGACGGCCTCCCCCTTATGTTCATCATGTCCAAAGGTATTGGCTGCATCACGCCCGTTTCATAGTTCAGCGAATAGCCGCCACTTGACTTGGATTGCATCGTTCCAGACAAATCACCCTTATGAAATCGCAGGTTGCGGAAATCTATTGGTTGCGCCACCCCTTGAGTTGCATGGGTGTCCACCGTGTAAGCCGTGCCATCATCATTCCAGCCACGCCCGTTTTGCGCCTTTTCAATTGGGCGAACGTCTTGGATGGCAATTGCTTGCGGCTGCCCTCGACCATCCATGCAATATGCCGAACCATCAAGCAAATACTCTTTGCCCTGTGGCCCAGCCTCTGGTGCGCGGCCTATGCAGTGAGGATGAATGCTAATCACAGGAGTCTGCCCCTCGTCCAGCGTAGAGTTGATGCCCTTGTGCATCCGGGCGGTCAGGCAGTTACCAACTTCGTAGGGTTGCACCACCATCGCCTCTGCCTCTACTCTTTCGTTGCCTGTGCGACTGAAAGGAGGGCCGTTTGTAACGCAGGGGGCAATTGTTTTCCCCGTTTCTCTGCTCGGCGCAATATCCCGGCGCACGCCGTCGAACTCAAAAAGAACCGCTGCGGGATCGAAGTCTGCTCTAGCACTTGCGACAACGAACACACGGCGGCGGCGTTGGGCCACTCCGAAATATTGGGCGTCAAGGACTCGCCACGCGACTGTTCTTTGGGGGCCATACACACAACCTGCGTTCGTCCATTTCTCCCCTGATGGGATGATCGGATCATCTTCCCCGGCAAGTGCGCCAAGAAAGCAGCCGAAGGCGTTGTCCTTTGTGGAGAGGACTCCGGGGACGTTCTCCCAGAAGATGATTCCCGGATCATCTCGTCGAATAGATCGAACATGGTCAATTGCATTGGCGATACCTACAAATGTGAGTGAAAGATTGCCCCTTGCGTCATCAAGGGAGTTACGAAGACCAGCCACGCTGAACGCTTGGCAAGGAGTGCCGCCACAGAACACATCTGGCGCTTCAACTTCACCAGACAGAATGCGCTCGGGCAGCGTAGTCATGTCTCCAAGGTTGGGAACATCAGGGTAGTGGTGAGCCAGCACCGCAGACGGAAATGGCTCAATCTCTGACAACCATGCGGCTTTCCAGCCAAGTGGATGCCACGCAACACTGGCAGCTTCAATACCAGAACAGACAGAGCCGAATCTCACGCCTGCTCCACCAACTCAGGCCAAATGGACTGCCAGGTGCCTTGGCACACCATCTTGCGCCCCAACCGGCCACGAGTCTCTTGTTCCACCCTCACAGCCTCAGAGGCTGACATCTCACGCCGGCCAGTCAGGCACTGGTACAGGTACTGTTCATTGATGCCAACTTTTTCTGCCAGTTGTCGGCGCTCGTCTGGTGTGATTTGTGTGTTCATAGAAGCAGAGTCTAGCAGACTGCTTGAACAAATCCTCATTAGGGAAAGCACTTATGAAAATAAATCTAGCAAAGCGCTTGACCGCATCTAGCGATATGCTAGATAATTTAGCCATGCCAACGAAATTGTTTGTTGGCATCACGCTGAAAGGCCAAAGTAAACAAAATGAATCATTACATACTCAACATCATGGCATTGCTCAAGGTTGATGCCAACACCGCCCAACAAGTTTATGACGAAATGTGCGTATCTGGTTTTGACTTCTCTGAAGCCACACAACAGGCTTTTAATCGTGAAGCCAAAATTTGCTTTGCCGTTATTAAGGAACTTGCACAATGAAACACCACAAATACCACCAGCACTACCAAGTCAAAGCCGCCAAGCTGCACGCCCGTGCAGAGGCCGCGCTGGACTTGCTCACCGCCATCGTTATTGGCATTGCCTTGGCCGCTTGCCTGTTCTACGGATGGTCAGCATGATGGACGACACCACCATCATCCGGCTTGCCCAGCAGGCCGCACACGACGAACTGGCCGTTGCCGTGTTCACCGTCAACGAACTGGCACGCTTTGCTGATCTGTGCTTTGACGAGCAGACTAAAGCCCCAAACGCCCCCCGTGGTGTCATGGTGTTTGACTACGCCGCCAATGGCGTCCAGTTGATTTGCCATCTGGAGTACGAGGCAGCAGAACGTGGCTCATTCTCTGAGCCTGGCTACCCCGAAAGTGTGACCCTCGAAAGCGCCTACCACTTGGGTGAGAACATTGCTCACTTGTTGTGCGATAGCGTGGTCGAGGAAATTGAAGATGCTGCACTGGCACAAATTAAGGAAGACCAAGATGATTGCTGAACTGACCGCTGCCCTGCGCCAAGTCAAATTGGCTGAAGCCGCTGCCAAAACCGAACGCTTGCGCCTTGAAGACTTGATCGAAAAGCAATTCACTAAGCCCATTGGCGGTGAAGGCACACACACCGACGAAGAAGTCAAGATCACTTGGAAGATCAACCGCACGGTTGACACGGCCAAAGTGCAAGTCGGTTGGGACGCACTTAGCAAGAACGCCCAAAGCGCTTTTCGCTGGAAAGCCGAGGTGGATCTGACGCACCTGCGTGCCTTGAAAGATTTGGATTCAGCCGCTTACGCACAAGCTGCTGAATACATCACGAGCAAACCTGCAAAACCTACCATTGAACTGAAAGATTAATATGTTTGATTTGAAATCCATCTCCAAGACTCGCCGAGTCCGTGCCCCCAAAATTGTGATCGTTGGTCAGGGCAAAATTGGCAAGACCACTTTTGCTGCTATGGCACCCAACGCCATTGGCATCCTGACCGAGGACGGCGCTGACGCCGTGGACGCCAACGCATTCCCTTTGGCAACCAGTTTGGCCGATGTTTACTCTGCTGTGGCTACCCTGATCAACCAGCCCCATGACTTTCAGACGCTGTTTATTGACTCGCTGGATTGGCTTGAGCCATTGGTGCAAGACCATGTGTGCAAGGCCAACAATTGGAAAAACATTGAGCAACCAGGCTTTGGCAAGGGTTACGTGGCCGCCGCCGAGGAATGGCGCAACTTGTTGTCTGGCCTTGAGGTGCTCCGGGCCGACAAGGGCATGGGCATCATCTTGATTGCTCACGACAAGATCAAGCGCATTGAAGACCCGCTAACCGAAGGCTTTGATAGTCATGTGCTCAAGCTCCACGACCGTGCTGGTGCCTTAATTCAAGAGTGGGCTGATGTCATTGGTTATGCCGGCTACCGCATATTTACCAGCAAGACTGACGCTGGCTTTGGCAACAAAGAAACCAAGGCCACCACCACGGGCGAACGCATCTTGCACGTTGAACCACACCCGGCCCATTGCGGTGGTAACCGCTTTGGCCTGTCCAATATGCCGCTTGACTGGGCGGCATTCCAAGCAGCGCTGACCGTAGCGCAATCTTGATTCTTAGTCCAAAACCTTAACTCTTGAAAGAAAACAATGGCTCATTTTGACTTTGACGCATCGCAAGTTGCACCACAAACATCCTCTGGCCCAGTCCCCGCGGGCACTTATCTGGCCCACATCACCGAGAGTGATGTTCAGCCTCTTAAATCTGGCAAGGGCACTGGTTTAAAGCTGACCCTTGAAATCATTGACGGCCCCCACAAGGGTCGCCGTGTGTGGGAGAACTTGAACATTCAGCATGAGAACGAAGACACCCAACGCATTGCACAGTCGCAACTTTCTGCCCTGTGCCACGCCGTGAACGTGATCAAGCTGCAAGACACTGCTGCCTTGCACCTGAAGCCCGTCACCATCAAGGTGGTGGC